TAATCTTTTTCCTCCATAATTATATGATGTAATAAAAGTTACTCCGGCGCTAACCCTGGCCGGACCGGGAGATAGATGGATCACCTCCTCTCAGGCCTTGGCGTCCAGTTCCGGCAGTCCTGCGATGGACGTTGCCACCGACAGGATACCAGACAGGACAGTAGCGCTGGCTACCATCTGCCAATTCACTTCGCCCATGGCTGCCGCTGTGCCAATGGTAGCAATAAAGGTCTGTGCCATGGTCTTGACGGCTCTTCTGGCCGCCGCGTGGATCCACTGACGGGTATCCACATCAGCACGAAATACACAATTCTTAAGCATAATCTTTCACCTCCTCTCAAAGAATACTTTGCGATAATATGAAAATAAGCCCGGTTGCCAGTGATCCGGCAAACGCGCTTACTATCGCTGTGATTGCTGTTTTTTTAATGTCTTTGTAAGTGTTCCCCGGCTCCTTCTCCAAGGCATCCAGACGCTTACTCTGGTTATCCAGGCGTTTACCCTGATCTCTCTGTTCCTGCAGCATCTGCTCCATGTCTTTTGCAAGACCGTGGATGGATATTACAAGTTCCTGAATTACCTTTGTCATGCCCTCTAACAACTCAATGCGCCTGTTTTGGCGCTGATCCTCATCACGGATGCGGGCAAGCTCTGATTTCAATAATTCATCCATCTCGATGCTCCTTTACTGGTTTTGTAATCATTTGAATCATCTCCTTTCATAGTCTTGATACTGATGGTTATCACAGATTACTCAAATCTAACCCGTGTAATATAATCACTATTACTATTGCGGAAGTATACATAATGTTTTGTATCAAACGTTATTACTTGTGAAATATCAAACTCAAGCCTTGATGTGTCTCCACCAATGTTGACACTAGCGATAACTCCACTCGTACTTTCTTGTTGTATTGTTGCGTTCATGTTTGTTCCATATACTCTAAAGCTACCTTCAAGAATCAATTTACTATAACTCCTAACGTCATAAGTTCTTGAAAAGTTAAATATTACACCACTTCTAAAATTAGAGGTAAGTTTTATTCGAGTATTTTCAAATGTACACGCAGTATAGTTAACTGCTAAACCACTATTTACACCGTTATAATATAAATCCTGCGGTGTGGGAACCCAGCCCTCAAAGTTCCCCTGTATCCCAAGGATCCATTCATTCTTTTTGACTTTCTCCGGTGTAATCCCCGCCATATTGCGGATATCGGCCCAAGACAGCAATACATTGGCATTTTCGTTGTAATATCCCTGTGGTATTTTAACCCACATCCGCTGACTTCCTGCATCATTGCCTTTGCTGTTGCCCCATCCCCAATAATCTCCACGGTTTGGCATTGTGCCAGTATACTCCTTACCATCGTTGTTTGTGAAGGTCTTGCCTGCCAAAACATCCGATGGTACTGCATTACCACTACCAAGGACGATCTTGCCGATGTTGTCTGCCATCTCCCCAAATGTTGCGGTTGCCGCTGTAGGTACCCGTTTCGCAGTGATGGCTGCGGCAACCTGTGCTTTTCCATCACTGACAGAGTTTTTTAGATTTACCATATCTTCGGACAGACCGTTGACGGCCTCGTTGGTGGCGTTGATGTGCTCAGCCCCAAACTTGTCCCCCTGACGGGTATATTCCGTTTCATCCACTGGCGTTACCGTTCCATCCTCATTTTCATTAAGGCGAATCTTTTTCTGCTCAAAAAGAGCGTCCACAAAATCTGTTTTCAAAGCCATGTATTTACATCTCCTCCCAACGTCATTTCCAAGGTGGGCCTGCTGTCTATGCCTGACCGGATATTCAGGTATATTTTCAGACAGGCGCTTTCAATCCGGTTCAGCTCCTCCCAGCCAATAAATGGCTGATTCTCACTGTATGTCTGCTTTACTCCAATCTCAAAAGGATATGTACCAGTGCAAATATGCTCCAGATTATCCTCGAACCGGTTAATCTCATCAGCATAAAACCCATAGTCCTGATAGGTCTTATCCTGCCCCATATCCTCAAATTCAAAATCCGGCCAAAGCTTCAGAGCCATGGCCCGGATCTCATTAAGATTGCCCTTAATCCGGTTGTAATCCTGAATGTTGAAAAAATCACTTGCCTGCCAGTCTGTTTTTGGCTGTTGCCACATAGCCCATATCCCTCCTTGCCTTGATCGTCCCGGACAGTGCTCCGTTGTATTTCAGGGTGTGGTCTGTCACACGGATCAGAAGATCCGGCACGTACTTATTTTCAAGAAATGCAATATCATTGGCATCAATCCTCGGTTCTCCCCGATACTGCAAATTATATTCCCGGTCCGCCTTAAGGTAGTCCCCGATCCAGTCAGCCAGATCGGCAGCGTGAACCACATCAGATACCAGCGGATTCTCCCATGTTTCCAGACTGCCCGTGGGATTAAGCTGGCGGCTGACCTTGGCCTGTGTTACCACATATTCTTTGCCGCTTATTACAACCTCTGCCGCTCCTGTAACACCCGTGAGGGCCACAGTCGCATAGTAAGCACTGCTCTCCACTATTCTCACTTCCTGCCCTTCTTGTGGCTCCGCGAGGGCTGCTGATAGTCCATAGGAAGGGTTGGAGAAATAGAACGTATAATAGTTGTCCTGCGCTGTCAGGCTGATCGTCTCCCTGATCAGCTCCTGCACTTCTCCATTCCCCTCACTGTACAAAGTTCGTAATACCTGCAGCTCTTTCACTCGGGCCAGCTTGGTTCCTTCCGGTGTTTTAGTCAGCTCCACACCGTATTCCAGAATATAATCTGTGCTATCTCCAAAAGTGATCTGATCAAGAATCACACGGTTATTTGGTGCCCCCTTGGTGAACTCAATCACCAGCCGGTCGAACTCCGGGAACTCATGGCTGATTACTGCCGTCTGCGTCAACCTACTGACCTCATAAGCCTCTCGAATCTCCCCATTGTTATAGGAATGGAATATTACCGTATCCGGCCAGTTGTGTCCGAATACCAAGGTAATCCCGAAACACTTATAAGCCGCTTCCATCGTGAGTGTGACTGTTGGGTTGTTCTGGAAGGCTCCGTTTTCATCCGCTGCCGCATCAGAAACATAACCTGTATTGAGGTATATTCCAGAAGGAGACTGCCGGGGAAGAAAATACACGGTTTCTCCTGCTGTAGAATAGTCCTGCCCTGTCAACGCATACTCATCACGGGCTCCTATGTCCTTGCTTAAGATTGTATCGACATGAGAGAAATATGCCTCATCCTCTGACGATGCGGACATCTCCGGCACAAAACTGGACTTAATGTATATTTTTCCGGCCCTATCCTGATATAAGATGCAGCGGCCTGCGTTGGCAATCAGCTGAAGCGCTTCCTTGTGGGTCACAACCGGAATCGGATTCCTGACAATAACTGCTTTGAGGTAGGTATCAACTCCATATTCTCTTGGATCAACTCCCGCATCTGTGAATACATCCACCGCCAGATCATACAGGCTAATTCCCTCCGGGTAATACTGTCCCCGATAATAAGTACCGTCCATGCTGTCAAACCGGTCGGATGCGCTTAGGTTCAGTTTCTCGTCATCCGCAGACCACTCTTTCAGTGCCAGGTTAATTCCTGGTATCCATTCTATAGTCCCGTCATCCAGTTCCTGCCCGTACAGCGCTTCTATATCCTGCCCCAGCTCAAAAAAGTTGACACTGCTCTCATCGTTCTCCACATCAAAGGCCCGGTCCTTATTGCTGACCGTCAAGCTAAAATCGATCGTAGGCAATTCCTCTGATATCGGGCTGATATGCTCCTTTTTCGTGGCCGACAGAATCTTGCGGCTGTCAAAATAGATACCGATCCCCATAGTGATCTGGTTAATACGGAACCGGCTCTTCCCATTAACCATTCTGGACGGGGAGAACCTTAAGAATGTGGCCCCTTCAAAGATCTCCTCCGTTACATAATGACCGTCTGCGTTGTCTGTGACCTCTACCGTATGATTGTCGGACACAATAGCAAAATCAACCGGATATGCCTTCCCAAACTCTACAGTCAGACCCTTGATGTCATACTGGACAGGAAAATGGATCTCAATATCTCCCAGAAGATCCTCAGTCACAAGCCCCTGGTTAAGAACCACCGCTCCAGCCTCACGAGGAAGAAAATACATAGATCCATCCACCTGCGTATAATTCTCATCGCAGGTACCATACAGCTCCTGTACTTTGTAATTATCCATAGGTTTCTTAAGGTTGGAAAAATATGTATACCGAACTGGATCTGGAATATATGCCGATGCCTGCGCCTCCTGATTGATAAGTCCAATCGTAACCCGCAGATGTGCCAGAGGATTGCGCCATTTACGGCGCATGACCTCCTTATATTTACTGCTTGCTGCCTGCATTATTCAATCACCCCGCAGTCTACCAGATTAACCTTGCAGTCCTTGTACATAGTTGGAAGCCCATCTTCATCCTCTTCCCACACTTTAGCTGTTCTGTTCCCAGGATACATCCTCTCTGTTTTCCACCCCCCTGTTTTCATATCCGGGAACTTGACCGTTACCACAAATTCGTCAAATTCCCGGAGAATACTTCCCCATGTGGCAGCATCCAGATAAGACCACTGTAAGCCGTCTATTTTGTCCTGATCCCGACCTACCCTCTGCCCCACAAACTCTCCCAGGGCGTTTTTGCCCTGGTTGACATTTGTGGCAATGGTAAGTCCCGGCCCCTGGTCATAGGATGGGTATTTATGACCGTTAATGTAGATTGCCATGCCATTCCCTCCTTATGTTGGTCTAAGTTTGTAGCCACTGCGTTTCTCCAAATCCGCAAGCTGCTTCTTGATCTCCCTGATATCCACATAGACCGTTAGATCCATCTGTTCAATCAGCTCTATGATCTTCCTTAACAGATCTACCATAACAGCAAGATACTGATCGCTCATGCCGCTGCTGTTGCGTGAGGACATTGCCACCGCCCGGTCTACCATTTCCTGCATCTTATCCTCTGGTGCTACAATCTCACCATAATGCCGGTTGTCACCGATCATGGCAAGCTGCGGCGTGTTAGCACGGACAAAACCGCCTTGCGCCAGACGTGGAAGGCTGATGCTTGGAATATTAGGTATCAGATCCGCACCAATTCCTGGAACCTTATCCGCTACCTCATTCACGGCATCAATCATAGCGTTAATAGCATCAATTACACGGTTCGCCATGCTCTCAACGCCGCCGATAATCATGTTGATGATGCCCTTGATATCCGCCCAGATTCCATCCCAGGTCTCTTTGCTTTTACTTCTCACAGTATCCCAAATGCCTGTGATCGCATCCCTCATGGCAGTAAACTTCTCATCTACTGCCGTCTTGATCGTATCCCACAAAGTCCCCAGGGTAGTTTTAATGCCCTCCCAGATCTCGGATGTGGTAGATTTGATGCTTTCCCAGATTGTACTGATCGCATCTTTAATGGCTGTAAACAAAGTCGTCGCAAGGGATTTCAGCCAGTTCCAAACGGAATTGAGGAGGGATTTTATGCCGTTCCAGACAGTGGTTGTAATATTGGAAATCGCTGTCCATGCGAGATTTACCGTGCTTTTTATTATTTCAATAGCACCTGATACGATTTCTTTAAGTGCATCCCATATTCCGGAAAAGATTTCTTTGATTCCTTCCCATGCCAGACTCCAGTTGCCCGTAAACACACCCGTTATGAAATCAATCAGTCCGCCAAATATTGTCAACAAGCTTCCAATGATTCCAGATACCGTTTCCAAGAACACAAAGAAAGTATCTGTAGCAGCTTGTAAAGTAGAAGCTACCGCAGGAGCCACATTAGATATAAACCATTCGATGAATGGCTGTAAAATTCCTTCCCATAGCTTCGTTATAGCATCGGCTACTTTTCCACCAAATTCTAAGAACTTATCAATCAGCGGGCTTAAATGCTGATCTTTAAATTCAATGAATTTATCCGATAAATTTTGCAGTACTGGCAGAAAGTATGTGTTATAGACATCAAGCAACAGAGCGCCAATCTCTGTGAATCCTTGCTTAAACGCTGCCATCATGGGAGCTACATGGCTGTCATATGTGGTCCCGACTTTTTCAAAGGTCTCAGAAATAAGGTCCTTAATTGCGGAAAATACAGGCTCTACCGCCCCAAACGTATCCTCTAGCGTAGTTCTGATGTAGTCCGCATTTTCTACGAATGGAGCTGCAATAATATCCAGAATATCTACCGCAAATGTTCCTGCTAATTCCGAAACCCCCATAAAGGATTCAGAAAAAATCCCTATGACATCAGCGGTAATTTGCTTTGCGCCGTCACTCCGGAAGGCTGAGAAAATTGTATTGACAGCCTTGGAAAAATCACCTGTAATCTGAGCAAGCCGTGAGCCGATATCAAACATTGATACCAGATAATCCTTAATCCGCTCTGTGTTCTGCTGCAAGTACAGACTGATACCGCCCAGAAGATTATCTGCTATGGTTACACCGATCCCTGCTACTGATCCGGCCACCTGCCCCAGACTAAAGGAAAACTGATCTGCAAAGGAATTTGCAGCTGTCAGCACCTCCGGGGCTGTGAATATCTCTCCCAAGCTCTGCTTGATACGATCAACAGATGTAAGGATGTTATCAAATACCGTAGTATCCCCAAATCCATCCCAAAAGCCAGCTGTAAACAGATTTTTAAGTTCCTTGGCCCTGTCGATCAGTGCCTGGTACTTACTGTCCATGGCATCCATGGCGGAGGTATCAACCTCCCCCATGTCGAACTGATCTGCATCATACCCTCCGGCAGCTCCGCCACCCGACCCACCACTATCTAATCCAGTATCAGGACTGATGATGTTCAACTCATCAATCCCTGTAGTGATACTTTTCATGTCCTTGGCAGCTTTTTTTGCGGCGCTTCCTGCTCCACCTGCAGCAGCATTGGCCTTATCTGCCGACTGTGCCACAGCCTCCATCCCTGCAGCGGCTGCGCTGGCTCCTCCGCCCGATGATCCCTTGCCGGTAATCATTTCCGTAAAAGCCTTAAAAGCGTTTGCCAGGCTCATCAGCTTACCAATAATGGTATTGATTACCTTAATAACCGGCGTCAGGACGTTAATCAGGCCCTGGCCGATTGTGGCTTTCAGTGAATCAAACTGGAGTTGTAAAACTCTTACCTGATTCGCCCATCCGTCAGAAGTCCTGATAAAATCACCGGAAGCCAAGGAAAGCTGATCCTGCACAAACTTATACCGCAGGGCCACCTTTTCCATCTCAGACATTTTTGCCGTAGTCTTACTGTATCCATTTGCCAGTGCATACGCATCAAGGGCGCTTTGAGTCATAACCACGCCCAAATCCTTCAGGGATTCCGTTTCACCCGTAAAGACAGATTTCAGCTTAGTATAGGCCTCATCCTGGCTGATGTTATAGAAAGAGGCTACATCCCCCGCCAATCCGGTAAGGGTTGTAGCCATCTCATAGGCAGCTTGTTCACTGAATCCGAATGCTTTCGCCATGGCCCCGGATGTACCGGCGAACTTTTTCGCCATGGTTTCCGATAATCCAAAGGATGCCACAGCGTTCTTAGCGAAATTATCCACCTGCTTAGACATCTGGGGAAATGTTACATCTACTACGTTCTGGACTTCCTGGAGATCTGACCCAAGACGTAAACAATCAGCTCCAAAATCAACCAGTTTTTTTACGGAAAATGCTGCTCCTAAGGCAATCCCTATTTTTTTTAGTGCCGGGCTTAAAGCGCCAGTAAGATCTCCTGCTGTGTCTTTGGCTTGCGATCCAATACCTCGTATGCTCTTTTTAACTTTCTCAGAAGATGATTTCCCATTTCGTTCAATCTCCGACCATGCTTTTTTCATGGCTTCAGATTGACTCATCCCCTGCTTTCGGTAAACCCAAGCGATAGATGAGGCTTTCGATTTTGCACTCTTTTCGCTATCGTTCAAAATAGATTCTATTTTTCGTCGAGTTTCATCAGCAGAAGCATCGACTTTTCTAAAAGCCCCAGCCATCTCATCGCATGATCGCTGGCATTTTTGTGCTGAATTTGAAAAGGCCTTCTCAAAATTAGACTTTACTTTCCGGGACGCATTATCTACTGCTGTCTTGATTTTTCCTAAATCCAGCGATATGTCAAAACTAATGGACGCATCAGCTGCCATATGTACCACCTGCCTCTATCTGTTACTCAGACATCGGCACATGATGGCACTACTTGTCCGGCTGTATATCTACCTCGAACTCTCTCTTACAATCCCGACCCTTACACCGTACAAAAATTCCTTTTGCACAGGCATCTGGGTCATAATAGATTGGCATCCGGTATCCGCAGTATGGACACCGGATCTGCTTTCTTACTTTTTCAATTTCCGCCACCTCCTAACCGCACATGGCCGCAAGCATACGTTCCAGATCAGCCATACTCTGCTCAAAGGTTTTCTCATCCATCGTTTCAGCTCCCCGGTTTCTCCATTCGTCATAGATCCGGCGCTGATCCTTTGAGAAGTGCTTGATAACATCCTTATCCGTTTCAGACCGGATCGCTACTACGCGCCCCAAAGCGGTCTCCGGAGATAATCCGGCAATCAGCGCCTTAAATTCATCCCAAGAGACTGATTCAAACTCTTTCGTCCTGATTCTTAACCCGTACTGCGACAGGAAACTGGAGACAATCAGATCCCAGTCCTCAAACAGATCGTAGTACGGGTCGCTACTCTCCCAGCTTGTTATCTTCTCCCAGAACCAGATTAAAGGCTTCCTGTACCACAATAACCAGGTCGTTAAAGCTTAACTTCAATTCCTTTTCGATTACATCCCTTGACGCCTGAGGAAATACAAGCTCATAAGCATCAATAATTTCCTTTGTTCCCGAATCATCACCAGACATAATTCCCATCACCTTAAGCATAGTCGGGGCATCTGTATTAACTTCCAATTCCCTTCCCTTGATTACAAGGCAGGGATTCTCATCAAAGCTTAATCTTTCTGTAATATCTACTCTTCTTGACATTCTTTTTTCCTCCTTCTGTTCAGCCGCCTACTCCCGGAGCCGGTGTAAATTCCGGCTTGCCGTAACACGTCACCTCAAATTCAAGGGTATCAATGTTCGTGGTATCCCCGCCTCCGGGTGTGGTTACGTTAACAACTACGGTACAGGCCAGCTTTGCACCGGATACCATAACCCACTCAAATTTCGTCATAACGTCCTGCCCAAATTTCCATGCAAGCCCCGCAATGTAGTCATTTCCGGGGTCTCCCACAGATCTCTTGCCTTTAAAAGCAAATGACAGCTTCTTTCCTGTCATAGCCGACTTGGCCCAGCCTTTTGCGTCCATGGCATACCATTCCTCTACCGTTCCATCAATAGACGGAGCAAAATTTTCAAGGTCTGCCGGTACTACCATATCCTCATCTGCGCTGGTCATGCCTTTGGTCCCGAATTTAAACTCATTGTTGTGTACCGGATAGACTTTTCCTGCTGCTTCTGCCATCTCTTATCCCTCACTTTCTCTGATATACAAAATCCAGCCAGATTACATACTCGTATACCCCGTTATCATCTGTACCTACCGGCTGCGGTTCAGGTACCTTAAGACTGATCTGGTTAACATGGGTATCACCTATCATCAGGCCGGATACATTTCTAAGTTTCTCAAATAATTCATAGGCCGCCTGTTCTGAGGCCCGTACATCCTTATCCCAGTGGACCAACAGGGATATACGCCGGATATCATAGGAGCTGTACTGCGGGCCTCCCAGGGCCGTCACAGGCTGTCCGGAAGCTTTCCGCGGATATACGCCTATGGAATGTTCCCTCTTATTGTCCATCTTGCCAATGTACACCATGTTATACTCCCCAAGACCGGCTATATATCCTCTGATATCATCTACGGTCAGCATCACACACCACCTGCCTTTTTATAATTCTCTTTAAAAGCTTTAGGAACAAAATCCGCCTTGCTTCCTCCCGGCAGCCAATCTCCAAACCACTGCCCTTTTGCATTAGGGTTTTCATCCGTCTGGAAGTTGTATTCCGGATGGTAGTACAGCCTCCGGGCATATGGTGTGCTTGTTACCAGTGATACTTTCCCCTGCGAAGATTCGCTGTAATCCGCAAAAGTAGCATCCTCCTGCAAATGGCCTGTATCGAATGGCATGACCTGTGCCTGTACAACCTCTGTATGCAGGGCCTCGCCAGTCTTCTCCAGGGCTGTCACAGCCGCCTGAGACAACTGCTGGATCCTGGCCATATTCAGTTTCACTGTGGATCTCACCTGCATCAGACCACCTCCAGCGTGCAAAAGTTCACTGTTCCGTCCGGGTTCCGGTTCTTCGTCCCCTGCTGGATCCGGCGCTCCTCTCCAAATACGATCACGCTTCCGCCGCTGATCGTCGGCCAGTCTGGGGCAATGTCCCCTGGTATCAAGGAGGTACCAGTAATCTGCACCAGTTTCTTCTCCGCTGTGAGAATGGTCTTGGCCCGGTCCTGGAAGTTGCATTTTAGATCCAGGTCAAGGACTTTCTCCGGCTGGCCATGGTTGTCTGTGCCTTCAGACTCCAGATGAACGTGTATATCCGTCCTACAGAGCCGTTTCGGCACTAAGCATGGATATTTCATGGCCTCACCTCGCTAACCGGCAGCACAGGCCCGTCTGACACAGCAAAGCATATGTATCGCGCTTCATGGCAACGCCATTGCCTGTAAATACATTCCAGGAGCTACCAAACTGAGCTGATACGCCGTTGATGCTGTAGCCTTGCAGGATCGTGCTGATCTCATCCGCATTTTCGTACTCAAAATCCGCCTGCTGGCAGACTACCTCCCGGATAACATCCTGCTGGAATGGCGTCAACAAAGACATTCCCCGGCCTACAATCCGATTGTAGGTCAGGGAATCAATATGGCGGGATGCCTCGCGGAGCGCCTTCTCGAGCTGATCCGCCGGG